GGTGACGTCGGCGGGCAGCTGGCCACGTAATAGCTGACAGCGAGAGTCTGCCCCGCCACCGAAGACGGCAACGTGAGTGTGGAACTTTCGCAGAAGCCATTGTTCTGCGTGCTCCATCCCTGGACGAATGCATTTGCGCTGTTTATGACGCCCTTGATCGCCGTAACAGATTTCTGCTGCAGCGTGTAATTGAAAGGCGCAGCTGCCGGCGCCGTGAAAAGCTCGGTAATAAGCCGGACGAAACTGCCGGCCTGCCACTGGATAACGACCGATCCAGGCAGATAGCTGCTCTGAAACGGCCAGACCAGGCCGCCTTCGGCGCTCTGCGACGGCGTCAGCCGGCAAGGGATGCCACTGAGGTCCGCGTTATAAAGCGAAGGCGCGAGAGTCTGCGGCGTTCCGTTATAGCCGGTATAGGTGATGGAATTGACAGCCAGCGCGCGGCCTAGCGGCAGGTCGATAGCCAGCCGATTCCAGTCCGCCCCATAGAGCGGCGCATTCCACTTGTCGGCCGGAGATCGCGAAACGTCGAAGCTGGTAGAAAGCGGAAAGTTGTCGAGCGAGCGCTGCCAGGTCTGATTAAAGAATGCGCGGTTGGTCATTTTCTCCGCCAGCCGGCGCGCCGCGGAGATGTAAGTCGTGATCAGCTCATTCTCGGCCGTGTCGCCAATGTCGAGGCGCAGCTGCCTCTGGGCAAGCGCGAGCGAAAGTGGCTCGATAACCGGCGGCGTGACAAGTGAGATATTGAGGGCCATCTAGCGATTTTCCTTAGGCGTGCGCACAGCGAACTCTGGCGCGCGCTTCGCGGGCACTGCGAGTCCGAGCTTCACGAGTTCGCGAGCCTTCGCTGGGTCTAGATAAAGAACTTCGCCGGGCCGTGCAGGGCGGTGCACCCCGGACGGACGAATGCGATCGGCGGCGATGACGACGGATGTCTTCATGGATTTCCTGGTAAATAAGCGGCGGCGGCCAGCGATCCCTGGCGACGTAGAACCGTCGCTGGGTACCCCGAGTTGTTCGGCCGCCGCCGACGTAGGTTAAAACGGCTTAGACCTCGGTGAGAGCGACGCCCTTCGGGGTGCCAACGACATACCACACGCCGTTGTAAGCCACGAGTTCGAAGCTGTTGCCGACGGCAGCCGTCCAGGTGGCCGTGTCGTCGGCCCCGTTGATTTTGTTTGCCGGAGTCGTCAGCGTATAGGCGAAGGCATCGAGCGCCTCAAACAACATGCGAACGCCGTCCTGGCCGCCAGACGCCCTGGAGCCGGCAACGGGGGCGACAAGGGTCATCGCCGCCGCCGATCCAGCCTTCAAAAAGACGGTGCCTGGCTTGACGGCGACGGCGCCCGCGGCGTTCAAAAATTGCACGTTGGCATGCGCGGAATCGATCGCAGCCAGCGCGAGACAGATCAGCGCGAAGTCGGTTGCGCCGCCGCCGTAATCGGGAGCTCCGGTAGTAGGTACAACCGCGCCGGAGTTGGGAAGTGTAAGAGTGTGCGCCATGTAAGCTCCTTTCGAGAGCGGGAATTGGGTTGAGGTCCGGCTGTACCCGCGACCTGGCGAAGCGCCGCGGGCCTTGGCGTTTCAAGGAACTTACGAATGGGTCTGCAGGCCCACCAGCGGATTGGTGCCCGGGTTGGTGGCATAGCCACCGACGCGGGTGTAGGCGAGGAAGCCCACCATCAGCTTGGTCGCGAAGCGCTCATCGAGCCGCTGCACAACCATGTCCCCATCGGTACGCAGCAGGTAGCCCTCTTCGGCGTCGCCGAACAGAACCCCCTGCGCGCTCGCCGTGGTGCCGATAGGCATGTAGGCCGAGAGCTTGATGGGATAGCCGAGGATCTGGTCGAGCATCCCGCTCTGCGGATTCGGCTGGAACAACGGCCGGTTGAGCGTATCGAGCAGTCCAGCCACATACACGCGGGTGGACTTGTGCATGTAGAAGGCCGCGTTCTCCTCGTAGATCGGATCAAGCAGGCCTTCCACCGTGTTGAAGTCCTCATAGCCGGGACCGGCATTGGAGGCGCTGATGAAGTAGGTGTCCGTCCCGAAAGTCGAGCCTTGCGCGCCGCCGAACGGCCCGGCGAGGATGCTGGCGATGTTCGAGCTGTTGCCGTTGACCAGGAAGTTCTCGATGCCGCGGGCGTAGCGCTTGGTGAGCCGGTCGCGGAAGATCGAGGCGAGCGGGAAAGCGGAATCCGCCAGCTCCTGCTTCGAGATGAGAATCAGGGTGGCCAGCGTGTCGGTGGATCCGATGAAACCGCTCAGCGTAGGATCGGTCTCGGTGACGTCGGTATTTTCCGCCATCACAGTGATGGTGTTGGCGGTGTCGTTCTCGAGCCCAATCTTCATGGGCGCGCCGTTGCCGGCGGTGACCTTCTTGCGAACACTGCCGGTGATGGCGCCGATGAACTTCTTGCCGCTGATCAATTCCGGGTAGAACTCCTGGGGCACGATATAGGATCCCGTGCCGGCTTCGGTGATGTCGCGGCGCTCGCCGCCGACCACGATGCTGCGCGCCGGCGTATCGCGGCGACCGCGCGCCAGGGCGGAACGCTCTTCCGGCGTGCACATCGACACGACACCGCTCTCGCCGAAGCGGAGATAGACCTCGATCGCGTTGGTGAGAAGCTTGCCATCGGCGGCATCGCGGCTGCCTGAATCGTCGGAGCCGGGATTGGGACGATGCTGCGCGGGAATCTGGCGCTGCTCGGTTTCGAGTTTGCCGGAGCGCTCCATCAGCGTGAGCTGCTCTGTGATCGCGTCCGCCTCGTCGAGCATGGTCGTGCCCTGAGTGCGAAGTTCTTTCGCGCGCGCCGTCTCTTCTTTTGTGCGGCCGGATTTGGCGACGAGAAGGCTCGCCTCCTGAAGCAGCCGACTTGCTTCGGTTCCGAGCTGGCCGCGCTTCAATTGCAGTTCCTGCTTGTTCATGATGCCCTCCTTGGGGCGGTTGCGGTTACCGGGTTGCGGTTGACCTGCTCGCGGCGCGGCCGTTGACAGGAAGAAAGGCGCAATTGTCTGCCGGCCATTGAAGGCAGCGGCGCTGGGCCGCGCAGGCAAAGATTGAAATCGATTTAAGCTACGAGCTGCGGGCCTGGCGCATGCATATGCGTGCGGGCGCGCAAGAGCAGTGAGCGCCCTTGCGAAAACTCGCAAAGGCATTCAGGATCGTCGCAGTCCTGGTTATCGCAGTTTTCGCAGTCGCCGGCCTTGCACGGCGCGCACTCGCAGTCGCATTCCTCATCACCGTCGGCGCGCCCGGCATCGCGCATGGAGCGCGGCTGCGTTTTATCGGCGACGTCGATATCGTAGTGATCGCAGAGCATGAGCAGCTTGCTCCAAGCCTTCGAGAGCGCCTCGTCGCTGAAGCCCTCGACCTGGCCGAAGCGGGCGAGCGCGTCGCGCAGATGACTCTTCGTTTTCTCGTCCGTAGAAAATTTCCAGGGAAGATCCCAGGTGTCGGTCTTATCCGGATCGCCGACGAGCAGAAAACATTTACGGGTAAGATCCTCGCTGTCGACCTTCTTGGTGGTCTCACTGTCGGTGCGGAGCGATGGAACTTGGCTGCGAATCTCTGCCGGCACGCCGTCAGGCCAGAGCGCACGCGTCCCGACGCTGGTATCGGTATAGGCAGGGAAGGTGACGGGGCCGACGTCGTAAAGGTCGAGATCGTCGATGACGCGGTGCGAGGTGATGTAACGGCCATTCTCATCAAACTCGTCGGACCAGGTATCCTTGCGGACCGTGAAGCTGAAGCTGCAGCCGTCGATATCGCCGCGCTCGATCATCGCCGAGACATCGCGGCCGGCTGTCGTGTTGGGATCTGTGTCGCAATCGAACTTGAGGCCGCTGGACGAATCTTCCATGCGCAAGGTGCCAGATTTGGTGCGGCCAAGGAGTTGATTGACGTCGTGATTGAAGAGGCAGCGCACATCCTGCTTCTCTGTCAGCGCGCGCGTGAAGGCGCCAGGCGCGATGGTCTCGGAAAACCATCCGGTGTTGTACTCCTGGCTATAGACGGCGGCGATGCCTGCGATGCCAGGCTTATCTCCGGCGCGCTTCTGAATGTTTCCGCCCTTTAAGAACCGGCGCTCAATTGACATGAGATTCTTCCTCCACTGAATTTTCGTTATTGGCGCTTTCCGCGGCGAGCTGACGCTCGGCCGCGATGGCGGCGCTTTCCCGCGCGGAGCGGATGTGGATGGCGCGAACCACGCGCCGGAACTCTTCGCGGCAGAGCCGCTCGCTGAAGACAAAAGCAGGCCCGATCTTCTTCAGGCGGCGAACGACGCCGGCAACAGCCTCCGACGCAATGCGTGCCGGCGCGTTGTCGTCGCGGACGCCGAATGGATCGCGATGAATCTCGCCGTCGGCAATCGCAGCGACAACCGGTCCCAGCTCGGCGGCAAGCTTCTCGATATCCGCGCCGGCGCGCTGGAAGGCGCCCACGAAGGGCCGGCCGTAAACCTTGACGTAGCGGGCCAGGACAGTGCGCTCAGCTTTGCTCTCGGTTGCGCCATCGGCTGGATCCGTGTCAGCGCCAGCGGCGTCATCTTCCTCGATCTGCGGGTTGAGCACCTGCTTGGCGTCGAGCATATTGAGCGGCGAGAGATAGATGTCGAGCTCCGCGCCGCCTGGATTCATGCCGCGCTCGCGGCGGACGTCGTTTGCACTGAGCCATCCCCACTGGCGGCCGAGCGCGTAGCCTTGCATGGTGGTAACAAAATCGCCTCGTTCGCGCTCGCTGAAATCGAACTCGATGACATAGCGAAATGCCTTCGGTCCCGAGCGCGGCATAAGCTTACGCAGCAGCTCTTTCTCGATGCGGTTGCAGTAGGGCCGAAAAGTGTCGGTAACGAGCTGCAGCGTCTGGTTCTCGTGATTGTTATTACTGAGCCGCGTCGTGTCGCCCAGGACGTGCGGCGGCAGCCCGAGCAGCCCCGCAATCCGAGACCGGGTGAACTGCTGCGTGAGAATGAACTGGCAATCTTCCGGAGACAGGCCCATTGCCTGCAGCTTCCACGCGCCGGAAAGAACAGCGGTCCGCAGCTGATTTTCTCCGCCATAGCTGCGCTCGAACGATTCCTTGAGGGCAGCGAGCTGTTGTGGTGTCGGAGTATTGCCTACCTCCGGCGTAAGCATCTGCAACGGCACTGCGCCGTTACCGAAGAACCTCGCACCGAACTTTTCAGCCGCGCGGGAAAGGCCGAGCGTCTGCCGCGCCAGCGTAACCGGCGAAAATCCCTTGAGCCCGTCGAAAGAGAACAGCGGGCAATGAATCATGTCCTCTTTGCGGATGACGCGCTCGCGGCCCGAGTCCATACCGGAGCGGGTTACATATTCTAAAATTCCGGTTTTGTTGTTGCGTCGCGGCTCAGTGACGCCGGGCGAGAGCGGATAGAGACCGCGAATCTGATTGCCATTGTCGCGGATGACCTCGGCATAGCTATTGCCGGCGCACGCCATGGCGCCGATCTGCGACTCCCAGAAGGGCGGCGCGGCCATCTCGTCGTTCGGCTCATTGGCCAGTATCCAGGTCACATCGTGATCGACGCGCTCCTTTGCGCCGTTGCCCTTGAGCTCGTAAATGACCAAGGGCAGCGAACTGATGGCCTGGGCGAGATAGCGGACGCCAATATAGAAATCCGTAACCTGGAGCGCGGTCTGTACGTTGACGATTTCGCCTGAAGCCGTCGGCTCGCCGGCTCCCAGCCAACCTAGAAACGAGGCCAGCGACAACGGAACCGAAGGATTTTCGAGGCTGGTTCGGCCCTCAATGGCGCCCGAACTACGCTCCTGGCCGAGCAGTTTCCTAAAGATTCCCATCGTGCTCCTAAAGGAAGAAAACCTCATTCGAGCTGGAAGCCGGCAATGCCGACAAAGCCGGGTAAAACGCGTTGATCAATGCGCTGGCCGGATCGATCTTGTTGATGCGGTTGTCTTCCTTGCGCGGGAAGATGTTGTCGTTGGCATCAGGCCTAACGAAGACGCAAGAGATAGCCCATTTGAGGACCGGATCTCCGGTGTGATGGAAGCGCCCTGAGAGCACCGCTGCTTCGATCTCCTTCATGGCTGGCGAAAGGTAACGCCAGGTCTGCGGGATATCGAGAACCTTTTTCTGTTCGTCCGGCGTGGCGTCAGTCTCGCCGAAGCGCAGCCGGAGTTCCTGTTGCATCTGCATCGCCTGATGCGGATCGAAGACTAGGCGCGCATATTTGAATTTCGCGATGTCCTGCTCGATATCCCTCTGCACGAAGCTGAGCTGGATCTCCGGACCCTTGTGACCTTCCATCTTCTTCTGCTCGATCCAGCGCTCGTAATGGGGGTGCTGGCCATCGTTGGCGCGATCGAGCGGCACGTAATGCCTACTGAACGCGTAATAGTTTCGCAAACCGTCGATATCGCGAACAAACACCTTGCAGCGCGAAGTGAGATCGACCCGCGCACCAAGATCGAGACCCTCGTAGCATGGATCCTCGATGAAGTCTTCGATGTCGAGCGACTCATCGGCCTGGCGCTTCCAGGCCTCCATGTCCATCCAGCCTTCGCGAGCGTTGACCCAGATATTGAAGTTCTTTGTCTTAACCGCGTTCTGCCGGTTCGGCCGCTGCAGCGCAGCCTTGATATCGGCGAGAAGATTGTCGGCCAGCACGCTGATGCCGAAGTTTGGGTTCGCTTCCCTGGCCGCCTCGGCCGTCGACCAGTAGGGAACCTTGCCGGCGGGAGTCTCGACTACAGCTTCTGGATCGTCGATCGTGTAGATCACGCCGAAGAGCCGATCGTTGATGAAGGTTCCCTCGAGAACCCGCTTCATATCCTCCTGGAGCGTGTGGCACGGGCTTTCGATATCGACGCCGGCTGTCGAGATGATGAAGTCGATCGGTTGCTCGCGGGCCATCATGCCAGTCTTTGCCGTGTCGTACTGCGCGAAGGTTGGCTGCTCGTGAAACTCGTCGTGAATAAAGCAGTGCGGTGAAGCGCCGTCGCCGGGGTTTCCGATGACGATCTCGAACTTCGATCCCTCGTCGAGAACGTACATCGACTCCTTGCCGATGGTGATGCCGAACCAATCCTTGAAGCCGTCTGCGCGCCGCGCCATCTTCGAGGCCGGCGTGAAAACCTCCTTGGCCTGATCCTTATTGCTGGCGCCGGTGTAGACCTCAGATCCCGGCTCGCCGTCGCCGACAAACATGTAGTTGCCAATGCCGGCGCCGAGCACCGTCTTGCCGTTCTTGCGCGGCACCAAAATGAAGGCTTCGCGAAAGCGGCGAAGGCCTGTCGACTTGTCGAGCCACCCAAAGAGCGAGCAGACGATGAAGCACTGCCAGGGCTCGAGGTGCAGCCGCTCGTCGCCACGCGCCCAGCGGCCCTTGACGTGAGGGAAGCGCTCGATGAAGGCACATACCTTGCCGCCGCGCAGCTTGTCGAACTTATAGCTGAACTCCTTGGTGCGCGATTTGACCAGGTCGTCGAGATGCCGCTTACAGGCGAGCTGAACCCACCTGCAGGCGCGGATCTTTCCGCTGGTGATATCGCGGCAATACTCCGTGGCCCGCGCGGCATAGGCTTTCCACTCCGGCCGCGGTCCGACTTTCGATTTCCTACCCAACCAGCTCGCCCCATTCGCCGCGGTGACCTTCCTGCTTCGGCCCGCGTACCGCGTCAAGCACGCGTGACGAGTCAGAAGGCGTCATGCCCATCAGCCGAAGGTTTGCGGTAAGCTGCGCCGCATCACCCGAGGTCGACTTTCCGTAGCCGGCGCTGGCGCGGCGGATCTTGTACTTCAGGTAGCAGGTGCTCTCGACCAGGTCGCGATGCGACGCGTTCAAGACATGGAGGACATCCTGCGCAACGATCTCGCGCCAGGCGGATAGTAATGCAGCGAAACGGCCGCTTAACTCCGCCCCGTCAAGCCACTCCCGTGGTGGATCGCCGAGCGCAGTAGTGATCTTCGGTTCATTGGCGCGCGCTCGGCGGCGCGCCGGATTCTTGCGAAAAGCGCCAGAGAATTCGAGCACTTCGGTAGGTTTGCGGGGACGGCCCATATGTTGCGCTCAGACAGCGGCGACCTCTTTTCGTGGCCCTCGGCCTCCGTCGACGCCCTGACGGCCTTTTAATGCGCCGCCGAGAGTCTTCGCTGGAACAGATCGACTCATAGCTGCGATTGGCTCAGCTTTCAGAAAAACTTGCATTTTGTGGATGAAGGTTTGCTCT